TGAACTCTTTTTCTTTAAGTCTTGAAATGACATATTAGTTTAGATTTAATTGGATTTGGGGTGGGAGATTGGATTAATGATATACCAATAAGTAAGGGGCATTGCTACATGAGTAGATTTTTACCTTACTATCTGAGACCCGACTGGTAGGTCGATTCTGTGCGAACACAGCGAGCACCACCTCTGTCTCATCACCTTAACTAGCCTTATGCCAGCAAGTTTATTCAGTCACTCCCGTATCGAGTAGCGAACCCGATATACTATTTATAGCACGGTCAGGAACCTTTGTCAAGTCCTTCAACATGGTTTCTGTATGCTGTAACTTTCTTTAACAGATCGTTAAACATCTGTAATACATCCATGTTTGGATCTCCACCAAGCAACAGTGCTGCTTGCTTCATGTTCTCCTTGATAGACTCTGCCTCTGGATCATCAGTCAATTGAATACGAGTATAAAATATCTTTTGTTTCTCTATCAATTCAATTAATGCATCAAAGTATTCTAACTGTTGTTCCTTCTTTAGTAAAGGTAGATTCATAGCAGACTTGAAACAAAACTCTTGGAGTGTTGTCATCTCTTGTATCGTACCACGTACGAGTTCTGATTGAAAGAATTTTCCCATTAGACTAGAAGTAATTTTGCTCTTGATGTTTTTTTAATAAAGTTTAGTTCCTGTGCTTCATATTTAATCTTTTCTTTGAGTGGTTTTGATAGTAACTTAGGTACTGATTCCACTTCGATCTCATTCACTTCACAGAAATGAAGAACTGCATCAATATAATTCATGTCAGAATTATCAAATGCAATCTTCTCAACTTCCTGCGAGAACTTTGCAGGTGTCATAAATTTATCCTCTAGTAATTTTGATTTATCCATATTTGTTTTGGTACTGGTCGATGTATTGAATAAGTTTCAAAAGAAACTCTTTCTTTGGTGGAATTACTTTCACTTGTGTCTCACCGTTTTCACATGCGACTATAGTCACTAGTTGTTTAACAGTTATACCATAAATCTCTTGTAAACAACATGCATATGCTGTCTCTTGGATATAATAATCGTAAAGGTAAGCCTCTCTCTTAGGTTCGGCAGCAGTTTTAAAATCTATGATAGATAACACTCCATCAAACTCTGCTATACAATCTACACGACCAGCAATTTCAAGATGATCAGAGTATAGTGCTGCCTCTTGCAAGAATATATTATTTATCCTGTCTAGCACATGCTTACTTGTATTAAACATGACTACAGGTAAAGGAGAATCCTTGTAAGAATCTATGTCTAGACTATTATTAAAGTAGTCTTCGACAATAGAATGATACGTTGTTCCTCTAGTGGTAGAACGTTTACAGATAGCATCTGCTTTAGCATTACCTATCCTTGCTCTCCACTTAGCAATGCCAGCCTTCTTAGCAGGATTATTACTAATGACTGTAGTGATAGAAGGATAGTTGTGTCCACTAGGTGTGGCATACAACCTCCTACCTTCTACCATCTTAGCATTCATTGCAATAGGATCGATGTCCTCCTTGTGTATAAACATTATAAACTCAGCGACATTTTACTAATGAGATAAGACTTTATCAATCCAGAACGAACGATATCTCCTACCCCAAACTCAACCATCTCAAACTCTTCCATGTTCTCTAGGATACGTTGGAAGTCTACGATACCATTCTTCTCTTTGTCTCTAGTTAAGTCTGTCTGATTAACATCACCACAGAACATAATCTTAGAGTCTTGACCAACACGAGTCATGATAGAATCAAGCTCGTGGAAGTTGAGATTCTGACACTCATCAACAATAACAATAGCATTGTCAAGAGTTGTACCACGAAGGAATGATGTAGACCAGAAAGAAATAGTCTCTTGGTGCTTAAGATTTTCATATAACATCTCGAAAGAATTATCATCTGGCATCTCAAACATAGCCTGAACCATATTCTTATATGGTATCTGATATATGTCTGACTTATCTTCATGATCTCCTGGTAGGAAACCAATCTCTCTTGTTGCTACCAAAGACCTAACAATATAAACCTTATCGAAAGGAGTAAAGTCACTTAGTACATCCTTGAGTGCAAGGTACAATGCAATGAATGTCTTACCTGTACCAGCACAACCATAAGCAAAGATATTTTTATCTTCACCCCAATCTTTAAAGAACAACTCTTGGTTCTCTGTGAGGGGTTTGATATCTGTCATGAAAGATGAATCGATGGGCTTCTTGCGCCTCATCTGTCTCTTAGACATCTTGGTTGGAGTTCTTTTCTTAACTGCCATAATTAACCACCACCCCAATCATATCCACGACGGTCCCATCCTTTATCAACCTTACCTGCCCGTCCAATAACATCTTTCCATCCTGGATGTGTCTTACTCATCTTATCACGCCAGTCACCTACTTCAGTGACATGGTTTCCTACACCCGCTTGCCAATCTTTATGCCAATCAGGGTTGTCTTTCAACCACTGTTCATACTGTTTCATTGTCATAGATAACTCCTGTTTCTCACCAGTTTGTTTATGAATTAAAGGATAGGTAGGCATTAGTTCCACTCCAGTGCGTTAGATACAATAGGAAATTCTTTTTTAAATATATCTCTACACAACTCAGCAATTTCCATGTGTTCTTTCTGAGTACCATGTGCAGAACGTAGATCAATATAGTGTACCCATGAGCGTACACTACCTGTCATATATAACCGAGTCGGTGTAGCAAGAGGTAGTACAAACCGAGCACACTCCTTAGCAATACCTGCGTGAAGCATCTTCTTATACAGATCAATACTCTGATCAAAATGCTTTCGCATCTCAATCTCAAAGTTTTGTTGTGTTACTGGATCTACATCATCAATACTATTCTGCCTGTTCTTACTATCTTGACGACGTAGTGCTGGCAAAGGGATGTCCTCTCTAATGTGAGAGACATCAGCATACCTCTGTGAAAACTCTTGGTATGTGAATGAACGATGCCTTAAGATCTGTGCAGCAAGACCACGTGTAGTCTCAATCTCCACAGTCATGTGTGCTTGTTCAAAAACCGACCAGTGGCCATGCTTTATGCAATAACCTAACAATCCAGCTACGTTTGGGTTGTCTTGGTTGTTCGGGTTGCTGACTCTCGCCACGTAACCCATTGTCTCCTCCGCTTTGGGAGTGACTGATACCAGTTTCACTTGTTGCATTCTTTTTAAGTCTCTTACGTATGAGCTTAGCATACTTCACATCTTCCTTAGTATACCACTCTGGATGCTTTTTGGCAAGCTTGATTATTCTCTTCGCAGTTTTCCTTGTATCTTTTCTACGACTCTCTTCCATTCAGTAGTAATTATTCTTTACTAGGTATTTATATGCGACTTTCAAAACAAAAAAAATCCAGGAAAAAATTTTCCTGGATTCATGTAAACCAAAAGTGAATTTTGGTTTATCTATGCAGCAACTAATTTCTTAGCAACTTTGACACCACGATACATTAGATCGAAGTTTCTCTGTTGTGCTGCTTTCTGTACCACTTTGCGGTACTCCTCAGAGTCATAGGAGACTCCACGGTAAGTGACTTGTGCCATTGGCTTGTCCTCAGGTAGGGTGGATGAGACCCGTTCCTTCAGTCGGCATTTGCGTCCCCGAAGGGATGAACGATTCCGTTCCGTGTCGGCTTACTTGCGCCCCTAATGGGGTGAACGTTGTGTTAATACTAACACATGTATATTATATAGTCAAGTAGAACTGTATCGATTGTTACAATTCATACTCGTGAGGAATATAATCAGGACACAGGAGAGCACCTGCTAATTCTCTGGCATGATTGTTGTGTTCTATCAACTTATTCATCCAGATTCTCTCGTCAAGAGAAACCTCACCATCTGTTGAAATTATTCTACAACAAATGTCAGTGAGTTGGAGTCGGTATTTTGTGCTTAACATGTTCGATGGCCGCAGGAAGGATAGCATATTCTTTACGTTGTATTCTAGGTGTTAATGTTTCAACTGTATCATCAGGTTCAATAGGAACTTCCGATTGAATAATAACTTCACCTGCATCTAATTCTTCTGTGACATAGTGAACACTACAACCAGTAGTTTTTTCACCTGCTTCCAATGCTTGTTCAACAGCATGGAGTCCTTTATATTTTGGAAGTAACGATGGGTGTAGATTAATTATTCTTTTGGGAAATGCTTTAACAAACTCAGGTGATATAACCTTCATCCAACCTGCTAACACAATGAGATCTACTCTCCATGCTTGCATGAGTTGAATGATCTGATCCTCATGCTTGTGAGAAATATGACAATGAGGAATTCCAAATTTCTCTGCTCTCCTAGCAGCACCACAATCCTTTTTGTTGTGTATCATCAACACAACTTCATCCTTGTTACAAGTACGAAGGATGTTCTCGAAGTTGGTTCCGTTTCCAGAACATAGTACTCCTAATCTCATCGGGGGTAATGCCTCTAATGTATATAGAATTTAACTATTGATACTCCACTACTAAGTTACCAGACAAAGTTGTTCCTGTATTTCCAGGTAATACTTCATGTCCTAAGAAGGATGGAAAAAGTATCATAGATCCTGGTTCTAAGTTAGGTCTGTAATCCATAGGGAATACTTTTGAACAGTCTCCCATATGATTTTGTACCAGTGGCATGATAGGGTTAATGAATGCAGTCTTAGATGTTACATCTTCATAAATGATAAAACTCCATTGAGCATTGGGATGAATGTGGTATCCCTGATAGGATCGAGGATCATATTTGTTCCTCCACATACCCATGAACTCAATGGACTTGACCTGATCTGGTAATGATTCTAACAGAGGTCTGATGACTGTCAACAGGTACGTCCATGTACTGTCATAAATCTTCAACCCATTATTAAAAGTGGTGAGCACACCACTCTCCCAAGTGGGTGAGAACTCACCAACGCCAGTCTTTATTTTCTTCAAGTTAATCTTCTCAGTGAAGATTGGAATAGCAAAGATTTCTTTTTTCATTCACCCCATGGATCTTTAATGTCAACAGGCTTAGTCTTCTTCTTTGGCAACAGTTTAAGAACCCACTGCCATAAAGTCTTCATGACCTTCCACCCCATTGGATACCAGGAAATGCTTCAGATACACATGCCTTAGTAATCTTCCAACGCTTACCAAGTTTTCTATCCTTAGCAAGACACAATACTTCTGCTTCACCTTTATTAAGACCTTCTAGCATTTGAATAAACATATTCTCACGCTTGACCTGAGATACATTTGATCCACCCTTAAAGAAATGATGAAGCAACCTTGCTTCCTTCTCTAAGATGGTATGTTCTGTACCTTCTGGTGCGTCATTAGGTTCGTAGGGTACATCTCCTTGTGGTAGAAGACTAATCACTGTTTCATCAAAGTTAATGATGAATAAAGATCGCAGTGCTTGAGTGTTGTACTTCTTCAGCAGTGTAACCTTTTCTTTCTTTGTCTTTGCGTTGGATACTTTCTGTAGTATCTCATGCATCAAGAGTTTCATCTATTTCATCCTCATTAATAAATTTTACTGATAGTAATTGTTCATTGAACAAATTTCCATTCTCATCATACATCTCTGGGTGGTATGCTACCTCATCTCTGGACCACATGTAATCATGTGCAAAATCCTTTGCCGTCCAACCAACAATGACACCGACACACATGAACAAAAATGATAATGTAGCCGAGAAAAAAAGAATCGTAGTATCTGTCATGGTACTTCTCCAGTTATGATGGTGGTGTATTCTTCTCCCATCTCAGATCGATATTAAAATACCAATTGCGTCTGAACAGAGAGAATGCTTTCTTAAAACCAAACCCAGTCTTAGGTAAGGGATCTTTATTTTTCCTCCTAAGCATTAACTCTATGCCTTTATTTATGGACAGTTCTGGATGGTCATTTTTCTTTTCCACTTATCAGTCCTTTTTTTAATAGAACTTTAGCAGTCTCGACTAGACCACCAATAGGTTCACCATCCATTATAACATAGGGATATCCTTTGGCATCAGGATACTTTTCTGCAAAAGCATCACGTTCTCTGTCACCAATCTTAATTTCATTGAAAGATAACTTAGCTCTGTTCATGAGAAGTTTCATCTGTTCACAATAGAAACAACCTTCAGTTGAATACACTGTGATACTTGTTCCAAAGACTCTTTCCTCTGGTTCTAAATTTCCATGCATAAAAAATGGGAGGGTTTAACTCCTCCCATTGTATCAGATTGTCAGTTGCGTGTCAACCAACAGCAGGTGCCACTAGTGCAATTGGCAGTCCGTCATTAGGAACTGCTGCCAAGTCTAGTGGGAAGTTGTGAGCGTTACGCTCATGCATAACTTCCATACCTAAGTTTGCTCTGTTAAGAACGTCTGCCCATGTAGGAACAACCTTACCGTTTGCCGATACAATCGACTGGTTGAAGTTGAATCCGTTCAGGTTGAATGCCATCGTGCATATACCCATAGAGGTAAGCCAGATACAAACAACTGGGAAGGTTGCAAGGAAGAAGTGAAGTGAACGACTGTTGTTGAATGATGCATACTGGAAGATTAATCTACCAAAGTATCCATGAGCAGCAACGATGTTATATGTCTCTTCTTCTTGTCCAAACTTATAACCGTAGTTTTGAGACTCATTTTCGGTAGTCTCACGGATAAGTGAAGATGTAACAAGTGAACCATGCATAGCAGCAAAGAGTGCTCCACCAAACATACCTGCTACACCTGCCATATGGAAGGGGTGCATGAGAATGTTATGCTCTGCTTGGAATACGAACATGAAGTTAAACGTACCAGAAATACCTAGAGGCATTCCATCAGAGAATGAACCCTGACCAAATGGATATACTAAGAACACTGCGAATGCAGCAGATACTGGTGCTGAATAAGCAACACAGATCCAAGGACGCATACCTAAGCGGTATGATAACTCCCACTGACGACCCATGTATCCGCAGATACCAATGAGGAAGTGGAAGACAACCAACTGATAAGGACCACCATTATACAACCACTCATCAAGAGTAGCAGCTTCCCAGATAGGATAGAAGTGTAGTCCAATAGCATTGGAAGAAGGTACAACAGCACCAGAGATGATGTTGTTACCGTACATGAGTGAACCAGCAACTGGCTCACGAATCCCGTCGATATCGACAGGAGGTGCAGCAATGAAAGCTATGATGAAGCATGTTGTTGCAGCAAGAAGGCAAGGAACCATTAAGACTCCAAACCAACCAACATATATTCTGTTGTCGGTTGATGTTACCCACTCGCAGAACGGTTGCCATCCATTTAGCAATCCTTGCTCTTTACGAGTAAGACTTGTCATTTGAATAATAGAACGTTGAGTTAAGGTAGGATGAGAGGCAGAATCCCCGTGGCCTCGGTTAGGGGGTATGTAAGAGGTGGGATACATATTCTCCTTACTGGAGACCCATTGTATCATCGGGGGGACTTATTTTTGTTCAGAACTACCCAGCCACGCTCGTAAGCGATTCATCGGTTCGGTCTTGCCCTTACACCTCAAGGTATTTATGTTAACACCCCTTAACATACCTTGTCAAGCATCATTACGAAATCTTTTCGATACCATAAGTTCTCCTAATATCTGCTTGGCATAACTCCCTAGCAGTTTAAGGAAAGACTGTGATGCTTTACCCTGTATCTCATCAAACATATACATGTTCAACCTAAAGGCATAGTTTGCCTCTGTGATCAACGCATTGACCTGTTGTTCATCACAACCTAGTGTGTCAAGTGCTGCTCTGTAATCATTCTTAAACTCCTTAGCATTAGGTATGCTAGGAAAGTCATAGAAATTTAAACCTTCTCCTATTGGTGGATTGAGAACACGTGCTGTGATCTCTTTTAAAATCTGACCACCAGATAGGTCACCAATGTACCTAGTATAATGATGTGCTATTAATAGATAAGGATTTTGTTCTGCAACCTCTTTAATCCTATGGACATAGGTGTTGCATGCCTCAGTAGGTACAATAGTTTCCTCCCAATTGGATCCATAATAATATTTCAAATCCTTTGCCAATGATTCTTTGCGTTCTAGATCTTCAGACCTGATTGCTTTGACCATTGGATCTTCTGTAGAAGATATGGACTCTTCCATAGCAGAGTAAACAAAATAAAAGTTCGCAATCAATTTGCGATACTCTTCTGGATTCAAAACTCCACGTAAAAATGCAGCAACGAACTTAGTATTCTCTGCTGCGGAGTGAGACTCTTTGGTCCCCTCCTTCAATTCCAATGATAATGCCATTATTTAAAAATATTCTTTTAAAACTTGTAATTGATCATGGTAACGTGCTATCTTGTCAAGCTCCACACCAATTGCCTCAGTAATATCAGAGTGCTCTCCAATACCTACTGGATGTTCAAAGTATACTTCTACGTTTGCCTTATGCTTTTGGATCTCTCCATTAGCATGTGCTAGTAG